ACACTGGTATCAAGCTTCAACAGTGCCTCATGGTCAAGCTTGGTAACTGCACGGTCACCAGTCTGGAACACAAGTGGAGCCAGTGACTTAATATCAGCTGCTGTTTCACGCTCAATACCACCTGTTGCAGGAGTAACATTGGAGCAGGTTAGCTGTGCATAGATTGCTCCAGTGCTGTCATAGATGGCATTGACAATACGTGTCAGGACACCAGTTGATGCAATGTTGCCCTCAAGACCCTTGGACACTAGGTACTCAATAGTGATGGTATCACCCTGCTCTGGAATCTGGCCGAAGTCTCCGTCACCAAGCTTGACTAGGAGATACTTATTGGGGAGCTCATTTACCTCAAACGCCTGGAACTGAATCCCTTCCTTTGTTGCAGTGGGTAGTAGAGCATCAACCAGTTCCCATGCTGTGTCTGCACTGCCATGTGTTACGTACAGGCGAACACCAGTGTTCTCAATTACTGTGCTCTCAAGAACATAGGACTGACTAGCCTGACCTGAACTTGTGATCTGAACTTCATACAGGCTACCCTCAACGCAATTGATGTCTTTAAATGTCTCACCTGCATTGATTGAGGTGTCTTCATTGACAATAAACTTTAGGCTATTCTCGTCATCAGTTACAACTGTTCCACGTGGGATAATAATGTTATACCCATGTGCAGCTGGCAGAGTAAAACGAACTGTGCAGCTTGCTGATACACGCCGCTGTGGCTGGTAGTTCAGAAGCTTTGCTGCACGAACAATGGATGACTCAAGGCGAGCTGTGTCTAAGTAGCTCTCCTCAATTGCACGTTCAAGAGAGTAATGCATGACATCGCCAACATAGGCAAACAGTTCAATGAGTGTCTGACCAGTGCTACTGCGATAAGCATCAGTCCATGTGGGCTCTTTAGCCAACTGGTTAGATAGGTTCTTTACTAGATTATCAAAGCTGAATTCACTATATGGGATGTTAGGCATTATCTATCTCCTAGAGAGAAACTTCTGCTACAAATTGTGCGCCGGTCATAATAACAGTGCAGGCAATCTTCATGTTCATTGAGTGTCCATCTGGATCAATGTCAACTACAATGTCATCAATGCGTGGGCGAGGATCCCACTTAGCTATCTCTTTCTGAATCATAGAGATAACAACAGTCTTCAGTTTTTCATCAGCTGCTTCAAATAGAAGTGAGCGAAGTGACGCACCAAAGTCACGGAGCATAGGGCGTTCACCACGCATAGTGGACAGAATATTTACAACGCTACCCTTGACAGCATCAACTCCATAGGCGATAGTAATATTACCATCAATACCCGTGGAGAGAGTGTTGTTGACATCGGAGTACTGCATTAATCCTTTTACTTCATCTACTGTTGCCATTAGTACCTCTAAATCATCTCGTCTGGTGTTTTAAGCCAGGAGTCACTGAGTACTGAATATGTAGTAATTGACTTCTCTGTGTCATATTCAGTGTATAAGGAACTCTTTATATATAGCTCTGCATTAGCACCATCAAAGTATGGAACAAGATCAATCTTTGCTGCAACGTCTGAAATGAGTTCCAACCCTTCCTCACCAAGATTAAAGTACACAGTTAAGGTTATTGTATTAGAGCCATTTAGATAATTATCAGAGATGGTAATGTCCTCTATCTTGTTATCCCAATCACCAAAATAGGTATCTACAAGATCACGGGCAGCTTCTGATACATGCTCCTTTATGGTTGGCATACCTTCCAGATGTGCATACCAAGCTGATTCTCTGCGTGGAGTGTTGTCAACCCCGAGCTCACAATCTTCTAAATAGTTATCTTCCATCACCTTACCCCATTAAAATAGTGGAACTTCCACCCTGTATAAGATGGTAGTGCGCAGGTGCCCCACCTATTTGCGGACCAGTAGCGTCGTCAATTCTTGCCACTCCCTTGGTACCACTATTGAAGTTCATTGCTGTAGCTGTGATATTCAGAGCATCTGTAATATTAAGTGTGATAGGTCCTGCAATGGTAGCAGATCCACCAAAGAATGAAATGCTGGCAACCTGCAGAGCAAGTACCCCTGAGCTGGTAACATTGATTCCAGCTACTCCAGTAACGTTATTAGTTGCTGATGCTTCAGAGGTAATATCAACAGCCTTGGTGGTATCAGACGCTTCTATCTTTGTCTGCCTGCTTGCACCTGCGTACTCGTAGGAATCAGCTTCAGCTAGTGAGTATAGATCACCAGCTGCATGGAGGATAATGTCACCATCCTCGTTCATTACAATGCGGCTACCGGATGGATGACGAATCACTAGCTTCCTGTCCCCAGGGGTTTCATCCATCTCAAATAGGAACCCGCCGCTATTCTTTGCTACTGTTGACTTTGGATAAACTGTACCCACTGGGACTGAGGGTTCCGACCAATCTCCAGCATCAATCTTTGTTGCTTCCATATCGTCAGCAATGTCATCTGTCTCGCCACGACCACGCAGTGGACCATCAGGCACATTGTTCTCCATGGCTGGAGCAGATGCAAAGTACACTGGCTGATAGATGTCACCGTTCTCAAAGAAGCACCATACCCATGAGCCAACTGGTGGAACAGCTATTACTCCCTGATCCTGTCCTACACCAAAGAAGAGTGGTGCAGCTGTGACAGCCCATGGAATATCATCCTTAGGGACTTCAGTGAAGGCAGGGTGAATACGAACACGGGCTCTACAGGCTTTAAGTGGATCATCAACAGCTACCACTTCTCCCCTGTAGTTCCCCCAGTAACGATCTTCTTTACGCTTAACTGTATATACTTTGCTCATAGAGTCACCAAGTTATTTCTCTTAACCTTTTCCTCACTTGGGTTTATGCATGACCTAGTGAGTGTGTAGCGACGATAGACACGATCCTTGATAGCTGTGTTGATTGCGTATACAACCCAGAGTCCTGCGCTACCTTTGTTAATTGCAGATGAGCTATCAAATGGAATACTGAAGTCAACCACGTCTCCTATATGTATATTGGAAAGGGTCTCTGACAAGCACGAAATCTTCTGCATTCCAGTGAAACTTCCAGAAATAATATTCTTAACGTATGCTTCATGTCTACCCTTGTAACTGTTATCTGTATTGGTACCAAAGTATACGGAGATATTATCACCCTTGAGACGCTCTCTGCGGATGATTGAGTCGGGCAAAGTATCTCTTCGTGAACAATCTGTTATGTCGAATGGCTCAGTCTTGAACTGCTTCTTTGAGTAATCAAAGTACTGAGCTGTTGCACCACTAGCCCCAGACAGGTAGGAGCTCATGGTGTCATTCTCTGAGTCAATGCCTGCCACCTGCACAGAACGCACGTCTATGGCGTATGAGAGCCTCGCTGTGGGCTGCTTCTTGATAAGGTGCTCATAGGTGCAGTACGAGAACTTGCTGTCTCTATTGCCATAACAGAGCAGCCCAGTGCGATCCTGGATGGCTCTGGCGTTAGAGATGAGATGGCGAATCATTGTAGCATTGTCCCAGCTAGCTTGGATCCAGGTCTGCCGGTCATCAGTTGACTCTACATCGCCGGTCTCAAAGCCCATGTCAGCAATGATATTCTGAAACACTTCGGAGCTGGTCTTGCTTCTGAATGCCCTTGTTATAGCTGGCTGGAACATTCCATCCTGTGCAATATGAACACAGTCAATATGATATAGGTATGCATCTTTAATATGGGACGGAGTAACCTTAAAGTTGTAAACTAAGAATCTAACACCATTTATAAACTGACCCTCAGTAGCTATGTCAGGAGTATTCTGACCAATGTATAACTCAACATTGTCATCTCCAAGAAGAGGGTACTGTTGATCAAAAATATTATTGTTATCAAGGTACTCTAGATGAAGTGTTGGAAGGAAATTATTTATTGACTCAACAAGATACATTTTCTCAAGGTTGTGCGTATTGAGTGGTAATGGATTTCCCTCAACATATATTGATATTGCGTACTGCCCAAAGATACCTTGCATTATGTGCTTACCCTGTATAGATTAAAGAACTTATATACATTATCAATATCAGGAACTATCAGCTCAAGCCCTGAGTACAGATTCTCAAATGGGTCTACAATACCATTCACTAAACAAAGGTACCACCATAAATATTCAGTTCCGTAAACCTCTCTAGCTATTCTATCAGGAGCAGACAGATCTTCTTGCTTAACCTTATAGATCTGTATGTTTAGAAAATCATAGGACAAGTTATTAATTGGGTTGTATAGGTAATCCCTCTCCCAGAATTCGTCAACCTTCACCCTAGAGTAAAATCGGTCTCTCCCATATTCATTCATTTCTAAAGAACTCCTTTAAAAATACGAGTAGCAACTTCTATTGCACTCGTATAGTCCTTCTTCATATCTTCTACGCTGTTACTTATATTTGTCGCCTGCTCCTTAGCCTGTGCAACTGTAGGTAGAATACGCTCACCTGGAAATGGGCTCTTTTGTTTTTTACCAAATATATCTCGTGCGTACTCACGGATAACTGCATTTCTAGTACCAAATGTAAACGAGCAAGTTGCACTTTGTGGTAGAGCAGCACTACTACTGGACTCTCCAGCACTCTCAAGGAATGCAGACTTGCAAAGTGTGGTCGAGAAAGTGCTTCGCACAGATATAGGAACAATGTCAGCAAATGTAAAGTAGTCTGCTATCTGAACATAAAAATCAATAGGACTTATTGTTATGGCCTCACCGCCAAGTGCAGTTGACGTAAGCGGATCCTGCAGTATTCTTGAAGCACTTATAGGAGGGGATGTTATCATATTTAAAAGCTGTATTGGTCTATAAACATCCCAGTAAGGATCAGTCTTTGTGAAAAACTGAAGAGGTAAAGTTATATCCATAGGAGCAGATCCAGTAAAAACTCTGCGTGTAAGATAATAACTCGGCCCTGTTTTTGTGTAAATCCCTCTTCCAAAGTAAGGAGTTGTCCAACCAAATAAAGCATTGCCAACTCCAGTATTAACCTCTTTACCAGTAAGTGCACTAAGCACTGTGCTAGCTAGGTTTAGAGCTGACTGAGTATAACTTGAGGACGTTCCAAATGAAAACTCTTGTGGGAGGTAGGCTTGGAGCTTAACGTACTCTGTAGATTCCATTGTGCTATTTGATATACGCTTACCCCATTGATCAACATCTTCAAAACCATCTATGTTCCTGAAAAATAAGGTTACACCTTTTCCAGCATTTCTTGTCTCTGAATTGTCTGCACCAAAAACTGAACTTTTATTTGCTGTCTGTAGTCCCATTAGTCGCCTCAGTTAACAAAGACTATTGTGCTATCATCATAGTCTATAAAAATATCAGAATTATTAACTACTTCTGTGTTATTCTTTATGGTTAAAGAACTTGAGCTCTGCGGCATATCTGGCTGCAGCAATGGCATACCGGGGTACTCTGAGAATGTTGGACTTAGAGATGACATTGAATCCCCAGACTGGCTAGAGTACCTGGATCTAACTTGATCAACATACTGAACTATAGAGGGTTCATTGCCATTTCCCTGGTTCCTGGTAAATCTTCTCTCTGACCTCCATCCAGTATGTACTGCTGCGTAGTCAGCTGCTGCACTGCCAGCATACCAAGCTATAGACACCATATCCCAATCATGGTATCTATTAAAGTACTGACCCATTTTAAATCTAGCAACCCTATTTTGATTAGCTGGAGTTCTAGGGGAGTTCGCTGGTAAACCAGCTTCCCTCGACCACTCAGGCCAATTAGCAGGCATTATTTGAAATAAACCATGCGCCCCAGTTCTTGTGTTTATTGCAGAGGAGTTACCACCACTCTCCTGCCCAGATATAGACGACATATACTGTTGCAGTGTAACATTTCTAGATCTAAGATAAGGATTATTCTGTAGAATATCCCTTGTGACATCCTCCTCATTACTTGTGGTGGCCAATGATTCAGCATTGAGTAATACATCCACAATTACAGCAACTGGCCAAGACAGTATAAATCTTGCAACCTTTAGTGCTGCTCCAGATGAACCTGCAATAGCTGACCCAATACCAGGTATAACTATATTAAACTTCTTAGTTGCATATCTTGCTATAGCACTAAAGTTAATGGCTCTTGAGTTCACAAGAACTTTCTCAAGGAATTCAATAAGTTTAAGCCCGGCATTTCTCCCAAAGTTTCTTGTCAAAACATACACAACTCTAAGTGCTCTATACCCAAAAGCCTGAACTACCTTAAAGATTCTCCTGATTATTTCCCACTCAAATATCTCTTTAATATAGTCCCACATAGAACTATTGGTGTCATTAGAATCTTGTGTGTCTATTTCTTCCTGCTCTTCTCTGTCTCTTTTACTTGATTTTACATCATCAGTGCTACACACCTCAAGTAGCTGGTCAAGTAAACCTGGGATAGTATCAACAGTTGCTTCCTCAATTGAGTCCTCGCGCAGCTCTTCATCAAGCATGAGCTTCTCACTATACGGAGTGGTGTCACTTAGCATACCCCTGGAACCACGTCTGCCTGAGTTTATTGAGCTTAAAACGGAGTGTATCTTAAGGAGTGATCTCTCTGGAGTACCCTCAATAAGAGCCCCTGTATACGAGCTCCTAGCCATGTAGAATGGGCTACTGAGCAGGGAGAAGCTCTTATCAAGGATATTGAATAGATCCTTGGATTTCTCAGGGATGTACACTGGATCAACAGAGGAGTCCTCTTGTTGAGGTGAGTTTGCTACGCTATTATTTAGTTCTACCCTGTTCTCTAGTTGCTTCCTGAGATTGGTATATAGTATATCAACACGGTAGGAAAACTCCATGTTCCCTGCTACAAGGTCTTTAAATGCCTTGACAACATCGGTGTTAGCCATTTATCGTACTCTATTGAGCATTATTATGCTTGGGTTATTTATGTCCTCTGGAAACAAGTTCTTCTCTATTCTACGACTGGAGTTTGACTCAGACGCAGTATTTGTCTCAATGGATTGTGATGAACCTCCACCAGCTAGTGCCCCAATGCTGCCACCACCAGCTAGTCCTGAACCACCACCCCCACGGATCTGAGTGTGGGTTACAGAGCCAGCCTGCATACTTGAAGGTCTTGCGCCTCTTCGAACACCAATGTGAATGTGATTCCAGTGCCCTGAGATATGACCAATACGAGCACCGTTATCCCAGTTGGTAGGCATATGATTATACATGAGCTCATCTATTTGTCTGTTAGGACCTATTGCAAAAGGCTCAAGCTCACGGAAGATTCTCCCCAGTATTGGGCTGTACTTGTCTCCATAGCTACCACTACCAATGTCAAGACCATGGCCGCTATAGTGGTATGACCCAGCTGTGTGCTCTCCACCAGTGGTTGATGTAATATTGGGGTTAAATCCTCTGGAGTTCAGGAAGCTCTTAACATCCTGCCAAGTGCTCATCTCTGTGTTTGGCTCACCCCCACCACCTGAGGTAACAACACGTGACTCAGAAGCATCTGGCTGTGTTGGTGCATTTGAAGTAGCATTTGATGACGGGGTTATGCGGGACTCAACCTTGCTCCAGTCATTGGTTACAAAGTCACCATAGATATATCCTCTTTGACCTGACTCAGCTATTACATGCGCCCAACCATTAACCATCTTAACAAGGTTGATCTTATCCCCATTGTTAAGGGTATCCAAGATAGCAGCACTGGTGTTTGGCATAGCTCTTAGGTTTACATTGAAACCAGTTACATACCACTGCCCAGGGTACACACTTGGAGTAGGTGTTACCCTACCCTCTGAGGATGTTGAAGACGCGGGCACCTCTTCAGCAATAGGTACTGTTGAGCTACCTCTTACAGGCATAGCATCTGAAGCTGTGCTACTTCCAGCCATTACAGGGTGGAAGGTGGGTACCATTGGGATTGGTTCTAATGGATCACTTGAACCAGATGGTGGGGGTACAGGGGCCTGCCTATCACCTGCGTCAAACTCTCCTGCTCCCTGTGTACCACCAGTCACTGTGCCAGCTGGTATGCCCTCAGTAAAAAAGTCATAAGCTGATGAAGCAATGGCAGCTCCTGCTCCAACGGCAGCAATGCCAGCACCTGCAATCAATCCTAGTGCAAGTGTGCTAAGGCTAGCCTTTGACGCAGCTTCGTCCTTTTCTTTCTTACCTTTGTGGCAATCAATAAGTGCTTGTAGTTTCTCAGGGATGGTTACAACAACAGAGCGAGTTACTGAACTCTTCTGTTTCTCATCCTCAGCATCATGACGCTCACTTTGTGGAGTTACATCACTAAGAAAGCTGTTGCTCTCAACAGATGAGGTATCTGTGTTCGATGGATCAACCTGGGTCATTCCATCCTTAAGCTTAACTACCTCCGTGTATATGAGTTGTAGTGAGTGCTCTTGAGTTCCAGCAATAGACAAAGCAGTGCGAGTCTTAGCTGATACAAAGGTTGGATTGTCCATCCTTGCATAGTTAAGAGCTGTCTCTAGCCGTGTGACATCTTCCTTGGCTAGACCATAGTCAGTTGTTACTCGTGCGCTTGACTGAGGATTCTGTGCTGCTGGTGCTAGCTGGTCATCTTTTGAGAAGGCCTTCTTGATCAACTTGCCAGCTAAGTATGCTGTGCCAAACAATGGGTCAGCCAGAGATAGACCAGCTGCAACTCCCATTGTAGCTAGGTTTGACTTGCGTTCTGCTTCTGCTTTGGTTTTCTCTTCTTCCTCTTTGATCTTCTTCTGAACACCAAGTATATCATCAAACTTCTTTACAAGCTCTGAGTACTGTACACCAAGCTCGACAATGTTGCGTCTGGTTTCCTCATCTAATACTGAAGCTGACCTCTTATCACTGGAGTCCACCATCTTCTTGCTTCTCCGCAATCATGTCGATAACCCTAAGAAACTCAAACATATCCATCATATCTGAGTGTATAATACTATTGTTTGTTTTCTGACTTAACCACAATTGATTCTCTAAAGTCGTAGTCACTGATGGTAGGTGCGATAAATAGGCTTGTACAAAAGGGGACCAGTACGGAACTCGACTCCTTACACTTTGGGCATTCCATTTCATAGTTGAAGTCAATGCCGTGGTCATAGATCTCAAAGAACCTACGGATAATTGAGATAGCCTTACTTCCCTCAGGTAGAACAGACATCAGCTTAATAGCTTCTTCAAATGATACTTCTCTGCCGTCAACAACGCGAACAGTGCTGGCGTACCTAGCAACAATATCCTCATCCATCTCCAGGTCAACACCTGCTTCACGAGTGAAGTTAATAACCTTCTCCTCGTCCTCAATGTTGTGTAGTGAAAGGATTAAGGAGTGCTTCACTCCATTGCTCTCTACAAACTGGAACTCCATAGGATGTGTGTAGTCTTCCTTGATATGCTTGACAGTCAGCTGTGACAGATCAACGTTGAGCCCCTGGGTCTTTTCCTTGCAGTGCTTGCAGGTGTAATCCACAAGGAAGTTCTTACCTAGTGAATTCATACGGAGCCAGATCAACAGGAAGAACTTGTCCCCATATGTCAGCTTCTTATAGTCAAAGTCGAAGCAGTTATTGAGGATGCTGTTGGAGGTCAGTGCTATCTGGTAGTAGTCTTTGGTGTCGAGAATAGTACGGAGAATCTTAGCCTCCCGCACAGTAATAGAGCGTCCTTGAATCTTGGTAATACCTGAATAAGCAAGGCCCTTAGATGGAAGCTCTGACAGTTCAATCGTGTACGGGAAATCCATATACTCTCCTTTAAGGTCTATTGAAATTAACGTTATCACATGAGAACCGTACCGAGAAAGATACTGGTCTCGACTGTGTATAATCTGTCCTTATAGTTCCTATTGATAGCGGGAACATCCCGCCCATCTCAGCTACAATACCCTTCTCAACACCTTCAATGTTACCAACGAACTTAAGCTTGCTCTCCTTCTTGTACTCTGATGGAGGGTTGTAGACACCAGTAACAGGGTCAACAACTTTCTTCAGCCATTCATTTATATAAGCAAGGGCTGAAAAAGATCTGTCATTTGTCTCAAGGAATGTAATGTCAACATCTTGAACAGTCTGCTGATCAGGGAGTTTGATGGAGTACCCGTTACCAATATAGAATGGTTTGCTTGATAAACCTAACGGAGCAAAGGAAACATTCTGTACAGCAATGTTTACACCATTATCCTCTTCAACATCATCAATGATCATCTTCCAACGTACTGCATTGATAGGTTCTAGGTTTTTTAGGATACTTCGAAAGGGTGCCCTATTACCGGACGAGCCGGTAATAGGTTGTTCCCATTTAGCTTGCTTTGGCATAGTGTGTTACCAGCCGGTAGTTACATCTTTCCAAATGTCCTTAAATGCATCCACCACGTTATTTACATTGTTAAGCTCTTCCTGGAGATTGGACAATGCACTACCAGTTGTGCTACTTGCTGTCCCACCATTGGCATTGCTACCATTGATGATGTTGTAACCAGTTAGGTACTTACCTACTTCAGTGCCTGTTGACTGGCCATCGCCACGATCTGTACCCTTGGTGCCTACTGGTGAAGCCTGTGTGCCCTTACCAGTTGCTTCAAAGAGAACAAGACCAGTGTTGGTATCGCCAGTGCCCATTTCCCAGTAGTCATAGGCTAGGGTGCAGTTGTACATAACTAGGCCATTCTGGTTCTGGTTCATACCTACATCAGCAACGTTCTGTAGCCATGCATTATACAGGTTGTACACGTTCACTGCCTCACGATTCTCATTGAGACAGATCAGCTGAATGTCCATTGCGTACTCGTTGTTTCTGTTCTGACACATACCATCATAGTGTGAGGAGCAAAGCTGCGCCCAACTATAGAGGGTACGACCAACTGTGCCTTCCTCAACTTCCATGCACTGGAAGCCTAGTGAGTGGGTGTAGTTACGACGGCCTGCATAACGTGCAATCTGACCCTGCCAAGGAACGTCAATGAAGTCAACGCTTGCCCCTGGGATAGAAGTGTTATGAACCACAAAGGTGAATGCATCAGTGAATAGGCCCTTCAATGCACCAGTCTGTGCGGGTGGAAAGTACAGGTACCACAGGAAGGTCTTAGCTGGATTCGCAAGACCACGAATAAAGTTTAGACCTTTGTTATTCTTTGCCATTTAAACTCTCCTACCGGCTCAGTAGTTCGCTGAAGCTTACGCCAGTCGAACCAATGATGAAGTTAGCCTTAATGTATTCAACAGTACGTGCAGGCTTAACTAGAATGTCAACATAGAGCTCATTACGATCAATGCTCTCAGGTGTGTTGTTAGTTGCATCACAGTTAACCTGATAGTCGTATAGCCCACCCTTGTTCTTGATCCCGCCTAGGTACTTGTCAATGCCACTCTTGACACTTGCACGTAGCTTGGCAGTGTGGGTCTCAAAGGTAACGCCTTCTAGATATGCACCAACCCAGCTCTCAATACCTAGCATGAGCATTCTAACATTCAAGCGTGATGTAGCTTTGCTGCCGCCTAGAAGTGTACGCTGACCCCAGATGAACTTACCTGAGCCAGGGAACAGTACGATTGGATTGATACGTGCATCCTGTAGATCATCCAACTGATTCTCTGTGTCAGGGTCGGTCTCACTGAATACAGTCTTCAGCTCAATGCAGTTGATCCCGCCACGGAGCAACCCAGCAGGTGCTTCCCATGGGAATGACTGGGTGATTGTACGGCTGATCACGTCTGCAGCAAAGCCTGATGGAGGAACCCAGAGTTCACGGTCTGCATATGAATCGTACACTTTGCAATAGTCTGTGTAAATACATGCATAGCTTGAACTTGAAGCAAGGGTGAGCTGTGAGTAGTCAGTCATCTGCTGCACTGACATACTATCACCATTGTCCTTCAGTGGCATATCGAGAACCGCAACGCAATCCTTGCGGAGCTCTGCGATCTCAATCATCTTAACCTGAACTGAAGTGTCATCAAATGCTGCATACCCTGCGTTGATTAGCAACCGAACTGGGACTGCCTTCTTGTTTGCAAATGCATCCCAACCGTCAATCACGTCACCGAAAGTAACACTGTTACCGCTTGTGCCACCAGTAAAGTCAACTGGAGTTAGCTGCTCAGCTGGCAGTACGTTCTCGTCAATTAACTGATTGTCATAGACGCGAACATAAATACTCTGGTTGTTAATTACTTCCTCAATGTACATGTTACGGCCAGCTTCGCTCTTCTTGTTGGTGATGCGTGAAACGAAGTAGGGTGAATCAACCATTGCATAGTTGTTGGTGCCGAGCTTCTTCCATGCTGTGAAGTAGAACTCATCAAAGATGCAATTCAATGCGTGGCCATCATTCACTGAGTAATTGAAGGTGATGATGTTGCCACTGATGTTGTAGCTTAGGCTGTCAACAGTGTTGCCTGAGTCTTCAATGATGATGTTGGTATAGTCGCCAGCCATGCGTGGTAGAGTGAATGAGTTAACTGTGTCATTACCACGACCAAACAGAGTACGGTTGTAGGAGATGGTAACTGCATAAGCTTCGGCATTTGGATTCTGTGTGGTTACAAGCATACAGTCGTTTGAGCTGTAGTTGTACGAGGCAGGATCAGCAACACCTACAATGCCAGTGTTGGCAGAGCCACTTGTCTCTGTCTTAACTGCAACACCACCATATAGCGCACCGTTAACTACACGCTTGCACAGAAGTGCTGAGCCACCACGGAGATATGCAAGTGCTGAGAAATGTGCAATGCTTGTTGGGGTGCCATAGACATCCTCGAACTGCCGGTTGTTCTTAATAACCTGGATGTCAAGTGAACCCTTTGGTGCATCGAACACGATGCCTGCAGTAATACCACCCTCTGCAGGAATTGAAGCAGATAGATCAGTTTCAGTGATTGTTACTGATGCGCTATGTCCAAAGCTCATTATTCCTTACCTCCACGCTTCTTACGAGATACCTTCTCATCTTCACCTGGAGTGTATTGAGAATTCGTAGTTTTCTCTTCCTTTGGAGTGTCAACGAAAACGTACTGCAGCATGGTACGGATGGAGTCAAGGTTGACAATCTTGGTAATATCCTCTAACTGCATACGTTTACCACAATTTAGAATAATGTTTTCACCATTTTCAAACTTGAGTCTCACTGGCAAAGTGCGGTGCTTATTGATCAATAGGTACATATAATCCTCCTAAGCTAAGTGTTAACAGAAACGTTAGTACCAACTGCATAAATGGTACTTTCATATTTATAAGAATTCCCGCTTAATATGTAAACGTCGGGTGGGTAGGTGGGAAACTCGCCATCAGTGGTCTCAATAATGATGTCCCAGTTATATGATTGGTTTACACTCCAAACATCGTCAGCCATTATGCTAGACCCTCATTATAGATACGTGCCTTGACATAGAAGATGGTTGCATAGTCAGGATCAGTTACACGTGCAAGTGCACCATTTACAATGAACTTAAATGTAGTCCTGTAAACCTTACCCTTGGTGTACTTGCTCTCAATGTCACTGGCATCCTGGGGATCACTGAAGGTAATGTTGAATCCAAAGTTCTGCTCAATTA